AAGTTCTCCAGGTATAATTAATGCAGATGATTTAGTTGAAAACATATATCTAAATGCTCCAATTGCTGCTGTTTTTATATTAATACGAGCTTTTACACTTTTGTCACCAAATTTATATTCATCCAAACCACCATTTCTATTTAAAATTTCAACGGCCAAATCCATTGTAATATAGTTGTGAGGTGACCAAAGTTTTTCTTTTGGAATATCTTGTCCTGCAACGTCTACAGTAGGTCCACTTCCCTTTTCTCCAAATAATGGTCTATCAAATGACCAAAACCCACCATTTGAATCAGTTACCATAGCATCTGTTACAGCCTTATCCATATTTATAAAATCATATGCACTTGTGGAGGTTGCATAATCAATTACATGCTGTATTTGTCTATGCGATGGTAATTGATTATACATATTGTTCCAAGTTCTTGCATTTGTATCAGTATTAGTGCTATCTAAAAGTTCAGGTTCATATGGTGGAACTTTTGCAGCTTGGCCAACATTAAATATTGTACCAGCCTTATCCTTTAATTGTATATGTTGTTGAGATTGTAAATATGTTGGTAGTCCTGGCGCTCCTCTTAATTTAACATTTACATTAAATTGCTCACCTTCATTAGTAACATTACCGCCAACTATAAATCCAAAAAATGTATCATATTCTCCACCCGAATCCACTCTTAACTTATTGAGTGTATCATAATTCAAATTTCTTTCTGTTGCTTGTTTTACTATATTTGCAGGTCCTGCGGCATCCATCATTTTTATACCACCATTATCAGTATTCCATCCCCATTCTACACAAATTGTATATCCCGGTTCTAAAAAATATTTTTGAATTGCTTCCATTTGTTGTAATGAAAAACATTTAATTCCTAAAGTTGCTTCTTTTGATATTTGGTCTTTTCCTTCCTTTACTTCAAATGATATTATTCCGGGAGATGGACGTAATCCTCTATCAGTACCACCAGCAACAGGAGCGCCAGACCAATTATACCCAATAGTACCAACAGAAGTTGGAGAACCATATACAGATGCTCCCTGTCCAGCTGCTTTAAATAACTCAAAATTATTATTTGAACTTAATATCAATCCATTACCAGCTCCAGCAAATACTCGCATCCAAACATTAAGTTTTGATGATTGGATAGTATTAGCTCTACTTCTAATTTTGTTTGCAATCTTTGAATCTATATTTGATAAATGAGGCCACATTATTTTGTAAAATTTCTTATTATTTCTAAATAGTTTTGGGGTATTCTTAATATAGTACCTTCGGTTAATGAAAATACTGCATTATGTATATTATTCGCAGATGCTATAATCCACCAATACGATGAATCATTATAAAACTGATGCGAAAGTGTATCAAATCTGTCACCAGTTTCAGTTGCTACATATACATCATCATCTCTCAATGGTATGTTTGGATATATAGTTGGTCTATATACATTTCTACCATCAATTGTTTTTTTAGTTTCATTATTATCGTATCTACCTATCATAGTTTATTTTTTAATTCCATTATTATTGTACATAGTTTATTTCTGCCTATTGGGCCCAGTAAAGTTTTTTATGGATATCGTACTTGGGGTTTTAAATATATTTGTTGGAGTACGTTCTAACAAGGAAATATGTTCACTGCCCCATGCTTTAATTAAATTTCGTTCTACCTCTTTTTTTGTTGCACCCGTTGCAACAACCCATGGTACAGGATTATCATACTCATATAATTCTGCAGTATATTTTTTATTACCAGCTGAATCTTTTTCTTCTGTTAGCTGGCTCATAAATCCAAACTGGTTAAATTTATCTATCATATCATCGGACATCATAGTCCTACCCTTTTTAACTCTATATTCCACATCAAAAGCAGTTTTTGATATTTGAGTCCATGTTGGTATATTTGCATCCGGTGCATTATATTTTTTTCCACTATCATCCTGAGTGGTTATGCTTGCTGGGGTTGACACATCAATAATTACTACCGATGACCCTCCATTTGGAGGTGGTTGCATTTGAAGTGCTATACTAGGTGCACCTAATAATTTTTTGCTTAATACGGCATCTGCACTTTCTTTAGTTATTTCTTCAATTGTACGTCTATTTGGGTTTTTTACGATAGAACCATCCAATCCTTTTCCTTTTTTTACAACAGTAGGAACTATTGGCGGATCTGGTATTACAACTGGCGTTATTGTAGGTACTGTTGGAACAATTGGCGTAGCCGGTGCGCCCGTTCCAGTTACAGGATTACCAGTACTAGCTTGTGTTGGTGCTCCCTTTGTACCATCTTTACCAAATCCATAAAGTTTAACTCCGTTTGTATTTGATTTATTTTCAACAAATTTCAATGTAACACCAACATCAATAATAGTAGGTAATTTTAAATCTGCATATGTATCTGATTTGTAGTTTTCTCCAATTTCCCACATATTATTATCATCTACTGTATAAATTAAAGAATCAATAAAACATTCTTTATTTTTATACATATTTCCTAATGTAAATTTTAAAAATGGTGGTACAGTGTAAAGAGCAAAACCTGCATATGTTGGATATACCAATGATGCTAAAAAGTTTAATCTTTCCCAAGCAGCCTTATGCTCTAATATTGATAATGAATATACTTTAAAATTAAATTGTACACTTCTTTCAATTCCACTATATGTGTAAAAATTAAATGGATTTCCTACAAATTTATTTGAATCCCAAGTTGGTGCAAATGTTTCAGTCAATCCAGTGATTGTTGCTCTGAATTGTGCAGTCACTTCTTTTGTTATAGAATAAAATTTCAATGCAACAAAATCATATTCATCATATGAGTTTCCCTCACTATCTTTTTTAGTACCATCCGCATCAGGCTTATATGTACTTAATTCATTTAATGCATCGGTATAGTTTCCAACACCTTTATTTTTTGTGTTTCCATTCTCATCGGTTACATTTGTGGTAAGTCCTAATTTACTTTCCAAAGAATATTTGTCAAACTTTGGTTTATTATATTTTGTGTATTTATTACCCTTCCTTCCTAATAGTATTGTTTTTTCTCTAAATCTACTATCAATCTCAATACTATAATATTTTGATGATAAATCGTTTCTTTTTAATATATCCGATGTTTCAATGTCAGGTCTTACTATATCGGAATATTTTTCTCCAGGTTTACTATTTGATTGTTGTGTATTAGAATGAAATAAATAATATTTATCTAAAGGTTTTTTATGACCACGATAATTGAAACTACCATAAATAGGATAGGTTACTGCATTTGTTGCTAAATTCTTTTGCCCACCCTGTCCGCTACCAAATAATACACTTTTTAATAAATTCTTACCAGCTTGCGCAGTTGCGCCAGCAATATTATTTCCTAATTGATTAAGTGTACCACCAGTACCAAATCCCTTTGATATAAGTTTTCCAAAAGCTGTCCCACCACCCTTTTTTTGGATTTCAGCAAGCTTTGTCATTGTTTCCGATACATTAACGGAATCACTATTGAATTCAGATGTATTTAAATATATTTTAGTTGGTATTATATTTTGAGGAACACCTAATAAGGATTTAACATTTGATATTGTATTTCTAACTGAATTTACCAAACCTCCTAACAATCCACCATTAACTGGGGTTAATGTTACTGCACCAATACCTTGCCATTGTTCAACTCTTGCACTTTTCATTTCCGCCACATCATCACTTTGTTGTAATGTGAATCTTGCTATTTTAGTACCATATATAATTGGTGAAGATAATTTACTTATTACTCTTAATCCAGTTGTTTCTTGTTCAACTAAAGTTTCAGTACCAGTTGTTGATATTTTTCTTCTTAATGCCGTTGCTGCTTTAAAAGGCAATCCCAATAAACCAACAGCTGATGTTAATTCATTCTCTTTACTATTACGGACAGCATATTCTTGCTCAGCGGTCTTACCACTACTTAATTTTTTACTTCTAAATAATTCTTCTATTGTTGGCATGTTATATTATTATCCTTGTCCTAATGCAAAGTTGTTTCTAGTACTTTTATTAACATTACTTGCTACATTTGCCGTAACCTTTGAACCATCCATATACACATCAGTAGATTTACTTGCAAAGTCTTTTCTCATTTGCTTCATTTCACTTACTAAAATATTAATTGCTTGTCCAGCAGCAAATCCACCCATAGGTAATGCCGCTGCTCTACCTAATTTTGATGCATCATCCAATTTAGATGTTATACCAGGTGCCATAGCAACATCATCGTTTTTAGTTCCTTTGTATATAGCACCTTCTGCCGTTGTTACAGTTGGTCCTTGTCCAGCAGGCATTTTTAAATCCCCCACATTCTTTGCTTTTGTCATCATAGATATAAACCCAGCGGTTGCTGCAATCGCCAATGGAATACCCATACCAAACGGAATACTCATAAAAGAGCTATATATACCAGCTATTGCCTTTCCTATCATTGGCGCCAAACCACCAGCATTTGCAATTGCTACTGCATTTGCTGATATAGCCGATGCTGCCATTTGATAAGCGAACATAGTAACTAATGGTATTAAAATGTACATATTACTAACTACTGCATTAATAAGTTCTGCTATAAATGATATTGGTTTCATAACCACACTCAATATAGTAGCTAATACGGAAAATAATGGAGTTAATGCACCGCCTACTGTTGCAACTATACCTTTAAAAGTGTTTTCCATATCAGTTAGTTGTCCAGTTATTTTTTGTCCCGCAATAAATTCATCAGTCTTTTGCTTCAATTGTTCATCATTCACATTTGTCAAATCTAATCCTGCTTTAACAGCTGCTTCTGCATTTTTTTTATCTTCTCCAGTTAAATGAGCAAGTTTTTCTTTCATTGTCAACTGCTTATTAATATCTTCAATACTCATACCAGCTGCCTTTGCTAATGCTTTTTGTGCAAATATGTCTTGGTTTTTAAATCCAATTCCCTGATTTAATTGATGTAGGATTTCTTCTTGTGCTTCTACCGTCTTACCAGCATATGCCAATCCTCTAGCCGTAGATAAATTGAATTGACCACCAACAAATGTTGCTGCTAATAATTCATCTTCAATGCCACTTTCAAAATCCAATAAAGCTTCTGCTGTTTTTGCAACTTTAGTTAATGTTGTACCTAACTGATGTGCCTGTATTACTTGATTTTTAAGTGCAGTAACATCTCCTTTAAAAAATGTAGAAGTTGCTTCAGCGTTTTCGGCGATATCTTCTAATACTTCTTTTGGTGATACTTTACCTTGCTGAGCTAATGATGCTATTTGTTGTTGTAAACTTGCTGCAGTTTCTCCACTATATCCTGCTACTTGCTCAAATACACCCTGTACTTTAGCTGCCGTTTCTGATGTTACTCCAGTTCTAGCTTGTATTCCTGCTAATGCTCCTAATGTTTCTTTTGAAAAGTGAGTCATATCACCAAACACATTCCCTAAATCGTTAGCTACATCAAATACGTGTTTTAATTCTACACCAGCTTTTCTAAATGATACTTCTATTTCATGTGCATCATGAGCAAGATGAGCTGTTTGTTTAGCAGTCATTCCCGTAGCCTTACTATAATCTTCGGTTGCTTTATCTAATTCCTTAAACGATTCTAAACCTGCTGCTAAAGCTGCTGCTACTAATACAATTGCTACCAATGGACCAGATGCCATTGCCTTTCCTAATTTTTTAGTAAAATCAATTGCACTTTTTAATGATTCAGGAGCCGCCTCATATAATTCCTTTTGTCCTTCTTTTAATTCCGTTAATCTTTCTTCTTTATGATATAATGATTCTTCTATATCAAGATTATCAAGTGCATCTTGATATTGTTTTTTTGTTAAAATACCCTTTTGCTCTAATAACTCATTTCTTTTTTTAGCAAATTTATTTTCAAAAATTGCATCCTCCTTAGCCTTTGCCGAAGCTTCTGCTTGCATTTTAGTTGCATCTGATTGGTCCGTTAGAATTGCTACTCTTTCTTGTGATTTCGCAAGTTCTGCTCCCGATAAATATGCTTGCCTTTCTTGCTCTTTTATAATCTCACGATTGATAGAACCAAATGCTCTAGCTCCAGTTGAACTACCCGTTAAATTATCTCTTACTTCTTTACTAAGTTTTGAAAAGCTTTTGGCCCAATCAAGTTCCTTTTTATGAATATCTTTTCTTAATTTTAAACTATTTTGGTAGGCTTCACTATTTTTTAATATTTCTTTTCCAGCTGCTATTTGGCTTTCGGTAGTTTTAAGCAATTCTTTATCTGCCCAAAGAGTACTTTTTTGTTGTTCAGCTCTGAGTTTGTATAATTTTTCAAGCTTCTTTTCTTCCTTTAATGCTTCCCTTATACCTGCACCTTTATCATCTTTTTTATCTGCCACTTATAGTAATTTTAATAAAGACCGTATTTTTTTAACATAGCTAATGTCTTTGCTGGTAATGTTCTTTTCATTCGTTCACCAGCTTTATCATTTATATCCCCAATATCTTTATCTAATTTTTTTAAAATAGGGTCATTATCTATAATTTTTCTTATTTCATCTGGTGTTTGTTTTTTACCAAAAAAACTAAAAAATTCATTTAAATTTTTTCTTGATATTTTGTATTTTTTTGCCATATATCTTTGTTTTATTTAAGTTATTATCTATAAATATCTTATAAACAAAAAAGTTAGGATTTAGGGGAAATTACCTCTTAATCCTAACTTTAGATGCTTTATTTGCTGTTTCTACTTGTTCATTCTCTTTTTTCTTAGCTTCTACCAACTTATTGTAGTAGAAATTTCTAAGATGGGTTGGCATTTTATACAAATCCATTATCGTAAACCCATTTCCATAATTCACCATCTCAAATATTTGAGTGTGAATGTTTATACTATGATTTTTCGGAAGGCCAAAAAAACCCAACTCCCATCGTAATGGGAACTACCTCGGTTTCTCCATCTTCATGGATGTGGGTGAATACCATATCAACATCAGGAGATATGGATTTTATGTAATTTCTTAAGGCCTTACTATCTTTTGCTAACATACCATTAACAAATTTAGATATTGCTGATATATCGTTATTACCATCTACACTTTTAATCATATGACGTAATCTAGTAGTAATTTCAAACGATGAATCTTTGTTTAATTTTTCCAAAGCATCAATATCTTTTTGAATTGCTAACTCGTCACCATGTGTAAGTAATTTGAATGTTATTTTCTTACCATTTGAAGGTAATGTAAATTCAAATTCATTTTTGTTGTTAAAAATAGATGTATCTACTTCTTTTGTTTGTACTTTTGATAAATCAACAACAGCATCAATTTGTTCACCTGTTTTAGATGAGTAAAAACTAATTGGGTAATCTGCACCATATCCTAACAATCTAGTTGCAAGTACTATAGCGTTTTTGTCACCAATTATAATATCATTTGGATTTACGTTATCTACAATAATAGATTCAAATAGTTTATCTAATACTATTCCTTTTCTAATTAAATTTGTTGATGCAAGTATATCTTCCTCTTTTGCGGTCATATACTTTATAGTAATTTGTCCAGATGAAAGAGGACTCTCTTTTGGATAAATCTTTCCTCCTGATGGTAAATCTAATACCTCCGTTGGAAAATCGTATGTTTTTTCTGTCATAACTTTACTTTGTTTTAAGTTTGTATATATAAATACATAATTTTTGAAAAATTAGAAAGCATAAAAAAGGGGATTCTTTTGAAATCCCCTTATTTTTGTTATTTTTAGATTAGTATTCAAGAATAGCGTAATCGTAAGATAATGTTAATTCAATTGTTGCAGGTTCGTTAGAATCAAATGATACATCACCAAAATTTGCTTGCTGAATGAAAGCGCCTTTGATTTTCCATTGTTCTATTTTATCGCCAACTGGTCCCAACATATAGAAATCCAAATCTTTCTTATAAAAATCTGCGTATCCACGTCTACCAGTGATTGATTCATGCCCCAATCTAACCCACTCCATTACTGATTGTGCAGCTGATGGTACAATTGGGTCATAAAGAGTAATTGTAATATCTTGCCACTCACCTTTACCTTGCAACTTTCTTTTGATGTTGATATGGTCTAAAGTGATTGTTTCAAATTGGATTGAAGGTCTTGATGCTGCCTTAACCATATACCCCGGTACACCATCCCATTCTAAGATGTAGCGGTTTTTCATTTTTGGTTCGAAGTTCGTATAGAACATCTTATTAAACTCTAATATTTCTGCCATTTTATTCCGTTTATTTTATATTAATAAATATCTACTTTTTGTTTTTCTATATTATGCTGAGAAACTTGCTCCAGTTGGTAAGATGTTGAAATCTATTACGATAAATTCCGCCGTCTTTGCCGGTTGTAAGAAAATTTGTCCAGCTAATATGTTTCTATCAATTACATCAGGTGTGTTGTTACTTTCATCCATTACAACTCTAAAAGAATAAAGACCTTGTCTTTGTTGTACAGCTTCTAAATAAGGATTAACCGTATTTAAGAATCTTGCTCTAGTTGAAGATGTATTTTGTTCGAACACTAAATAACGAGATGTAGATGCTACAAACTTCTTAAGAACGATAAGTAATCTTCTAACATTGATTCTATCTAAAGCTGATGCCTTATCTTGCAATGTCTTCTGTCCGAATGCTACAATACCTTGTCCAGGGAATGCTGCGATTGGGTTTACTTTGTTCTCATATAGAGTATCTCTTTCAGAGTGTGTAAGTCTATTTAATACACTTACTGCTCCTACGATACCACCTCTATTCAAACCAGCAGGTGCGAACCATTCTGCTGCTAATCTATCGTTAGCTGCGAAAACAGCGGGCATTAATACTGATGGTGGAACACTCATTAATTTGTTTGTGTTTGTATCTATTGTCTTAACCCAAGGATAATAAGTTGCTACATAGTTAGAATCAACCGAGTTTGCTTGCTCCGTTGCTTCAGTTATTGTATCAGCGTAATCGTTGAAATCAGCGATATAGAATGCATCTTGTCTACTTTCAACCATATCAATTGCTTTAGTTACAACTGATGGATGTAAACTTCTTATAATACCAGGTGTTACTACCATATTGATATCCCACTCATCAGGGTTAGATACTGCGTTGATTGCTTTATAATATGCTAAAGTACCAGTTGATGTTCCAGATGCGCAATTAAATCCTTGCGTATTTGCATTACCCCAATCAGTATCACCAGCCTTAGCTTTTACTACAGTTGGATTCACACCATCAAAACCTTCTTGGAATGCTAATACAAATTGTCTCTTAACCATATCTTCCGATTTAGAACCAGTCATTATATAAGTCAATTGAGAATCAAATGCGAAAGCCACGTTAGAACCAGTTTGAGCTCCAACAGGAATTGGTTTTAAATATTCTGCATTATCTATCTTAGCATCAATACCTTCAAAATCAAATCCACTAAAGTATATTGGAGATGATGATGTGTTACCAATTGAGTTAGTTTGATATACTACCGGAGGTACTAAAAGTGATTCTGCAGCGTTTGTTGCTGTAATTGGATTTGTATATGCTCCATGTCCAAATGGTGCTGCTGATATTGGGAATGAACCAGGTGCTGATACAACTACTCTTACATATTTTGATCTGTTTGAGTAATCGCCATTTTCAGTTATCTTACCATCTGAATCAATTGTATTATATCTATCACCAATTCTTCTAGCTATATAGTTAGGAGATGCTGCATCTAAGTTTACATTATTAAATGTTTCTACTACAGTCTT